GCCCCCCGCCCGCGCCGGGCGGCACCATATCTACTGATTTGGCTCGGACGGAATTTGTGCAAGGCGATTTGGTCTCGGGTGATGAAAGTAAACTCAATAACGAAAGGGAAACATAATGATAAATGTGATTGATCTGGTGGGTGGGGTAGTCGTCGCGGTGACGATTGGATTGCTGTTCATGTTGGCGGAGGTGCTGTCATGAGCATGATCAGCGAAAATGACGCGGCGGCGGCCTTGGGTTGCTCCCGGGAGTATTTGCGGGATCTGCGAAAAAATGCGCTGGAACGGGACAAGCATTGGACGATGAAGGCGCGTGAGGTGGTTTTGACCCCTGAGGGGGTGGAGGCTGTCAGGGAGCATATAATGCTCAATTGTGGGTCCGAAAAAGTGGCGGTGGATGGGGTTGTTACGGCAAAAATAGCCGTGGGTGCTGCGCTGGCTGGCATACTTGAGCGGGCGGGGAAGGGTGCGGATGAAATAGAGGTCACGGTCAAGCGGATGGTGACGAATCCGAGAATTGTTCTGGCTGATACTGAGGATGGTGAGGAAGTGAGAGTGGCCGTCCGCTCATCGAAAAATTTCCGCCCAGGGATGGTGGTGCCGGTGCGGGCGGTCGATGCTGCATCTGGAATGTATGAGCTTGCGAGGGCTTGTCCTCGGTATCCGGGGAGGTGGTGAGATGACTTGTTGGATCAAGGTTCGGACAGATCTCGTAAAGCATCCCAAGGTGATAACGATGGCATTACGTTTGCGTAACGCTCCTGTTACGGTGGTGGGTGCCGTTGTAACAGCATGGTGCGCTTTAGACACGTATGGAGAGGCTGGAACGCTGAAAAATATAGGTCCAGAAGGGCTTGATGCGTTGGTATCTATTGAGGGTTTTGCGGAATCTATGAGGAGTGTTGGTTGGTTGGAATGGTCGGGGGAAGGTCCGTTTCAGGATTTGCAATTTCCTGATTATGAGAAACATAACGGACCCACTGCAAAAAGCAGAGCGTTAACAGCGTTACGGGTGCGTAACCATAGACAGAACACAAGCGTTACATCATCGTTACATGATCGTACTAAGAATAAGAATAAGAATAGTACCCCTAAGTCCCCTAAATCGGATATAAAAACTGAGCATGTTGACATTCCAGATCAGTTGAAAACTGCATCTTTTGCCGAAGTTTGGGCGCAATGGGTGGAGGTGCGGAGCGGGATGGGGCGGTCTCGGGGAGGGCTTGGAAAGTTGTTCGAGCGGCAATTACGCATTTTGGCTGATTTGGGGCCGGAGCGGGCGGCGGCGTGTTTGCGCTACTCGATCACGAATGGGTATCAGGGAATTTTCCCAGAGCGGTTTGCGGATCTGGCTGCGCGTCCCGTGAGGTCTATTGCCCGGTCTGCGGAGGATGTGCTGGCGAAGGAGTCGGCTGTGGTGGAGGCGGCGAGGGCAGAGCCACTAGAGCGGTGGTTTCCTGCGCCTGGTGAGTCTGTGGCGGGCTCGGAGCAAGGGGGGGTGGTGTCATGAGGGTGGACGTGGATCGGTTGCAGGCAAGGGCATCTGAGGAGGCTGTGGTAGGTGCGGCGTTGGTGTCGCCTATGGTGGCGGATTACGTGGCGACGTTGGTTCGCCCGGATCAGTGTTTCAACCCGGATTTGGCTTCTGTGTTGACGGCTGTTCTTGCGCTGCGAGCTGCGGGGCAGGGTGTGGATGTGTCAGTGGTGGGGGCATGGCTGGCAGAGCGGCGAATGTTGGAGGCGGTTGGGGGGTATGGTCGGTTGTCGGAGCTGGTAGCGGGCGGGACGCCGGTGGAGCGGGTGGTGGCGTTTCATGCTGGGGTGGTGCGGGAGAAGTGGTTACTCCGACAACTGCTGCGGCAAGCGGATGTGATTGTGGAGGCGGTGGGGGATTCTGAGGGTGTGCCGGTGGAGGAGGTGATTGGGCGGGTCTGCGCGGGTGTTAGTGGGGTTCAGGAGGCTATGCTGGGCTCTGCGGAAAAAACATTGTACACGATGAAGGACGCGGCGAAAGCGTGGATTGATGACGCCTTGCCGCTGGTGGGAAAAAGGAACACTTACCGGGGAGTGCCAAGCGGCTTTTATCAGCTTGACCTTTTGTTGAAGGGGTTTCAGGCGGGTGAGGTGATTGCGATTGCGGCAAAGCCGGGGCTGGGAAAAACTGCTCTGGCGTTGCAGATGGCGGTGCAAATGGCGAGCAAGCGGAAGTGTCCGGAGACTGGTTTGGACAAGCGGCCTGGGTTTGGGGTGGGGTTTTTCTCTGTGGAGATGACGGCTCCGCAATTGACGGCGCGGCTGCTGACTTCAGCAAGCCGTTTGGCGGCGGGGCATGTGCGAACTCCGCAAAACTGGCAGACAAGCGATGTGGAGAGGTTGACGGTGGCGGCGGAAAATTTAGCTGGCCTGCCGATTTGGATTGAGACGGATGGGAATCTAACGCCGGAAAAGTTTCGGGCGCGGGCGCGGTGGATGGTGCAACAGGGTGCGGAGATTTTGTTTCTGGATTATCTCCAGTTGATGACTCTTTCAGAAAAGCCGAAGGGTGATTATGACATGGAATTGACGCGGCAAGGAAGTGAGGCGGTGCGGCAAGCGGCGAAGGAATTGGAGGTTCCAATTGTTATGCTTTTGCAGTTTAACAAAGAAGGTATTCGTTCGGGAATCCCTTCGATGGCAGACATTAAGGGGAGTGGGAAGATCCTGCAAGATGCTCACACGATCATCGTGATGCATGAGGTGGAGACGGATCGAACCGAGGGGCAGGAGCAGGAAATTCAGTTGACGGTGGTGAAGGCGCGTGAAGCGGAGCGTGGGGTTTACCGGAGGTTGGCTTATCATGGTGCGACTTACACGTTTAAGGAGCAACAAAGTCATTCGGGGAGTGGGGCGGAGAGTTACAAGCCAAGGATTGCCAAATGAACGCGCCGATGCAGTTCACTCCTCATCCGGTTTTGCCGATACCTACGCCTGAACAGATGGTTCGGCTGGGTGCTGATGGTTTGGTGAAGTATTGGATGGAACGAGAGGAGCGCATTCGGTTGGAGCGGGCGGATCCTTGGCGTTATGGATATGTGCCTGCGATCTGGCAGAAGGTGGAGGAGTTTATTGCGGAGGGTGGCAAGGAGATTCTGATTCTGGGAGGAAACCGGGCGTCGAAATCCCGCTTTGCTTCGAAGAAGTTGATTGATGTGATGGCGGGAGGTGAGCGTAAAAGATTGTGGGCGTTCCAGACGAGTGCGCCAAACTCAATCGAGATGCAGCAGCCGTTGGTGTGGGAGTATCTTCCGCCGGAGTGGAAGGGTCTAAAGAAGGGGCGGGTGACAAATATTTCTTACACGCAAAAGATGGGTTTTGCGGAAAACAGTTTTGTGGCTCCGAATGCGTCGCAAGTGTGGTTTCGGAACTACATGCAGGACATATCGACGATTGAGGGTGGTGAAGTGGATTTTATTTGGGCGGATGAGTTGGTGCCGGAGAACTGGCTGGCGACGATGCGGTTCCGTTTAGCTACAAGGAATGGTGTGTTGTTGGTGACGTTCACGCCGATTGAGGGTTACAACGCGACGGTGAAAAAGTATCTGGCGGCGGCGAGGACTTTGGAATGGGTGGAGGCGGATTTGTTGGGCGGTGAGAAGGTGCCAAGGGTGCAGGAGGTGGAGGGTGAGTTTATTGGGGGAAGGGCTCGGATATTCTACTTTCATACGTCGGACAATCCGTTTGGAGGATATGAAAATCTTGCGCGGACGTTGGCGAAGGCGGGCCGCGAACAGATTCTTTGCCGGGCGTATGGTGTGCCAACGCGGGCAATTGCAAATCGTTTTCCGAAGTTTAGTGAGGAGGTTCATGTAGTGGATCAGGAATTTATTCCTGCGGAGGGGACGCGCTATTTGATTGTGGATCCGTGTGGTGGGCGGAATTGGTTTATGACGTGGGTGTTGGTGGATGTGCGTGGGCGGATGTTTATTTATCGGGAGTGGCCGTGTCCAAAGACCTATATTGACGGGGTTGGTTTTCCGGGGCCGTGGGCGGAGCCGGACGGGAAGAAGGCGGATGGAAGGCCGGGCTCTGCGCAACAACCGTTTGGTTTTGGCATTCGACGATACATTGAAGAAATTAAAAAGCTGGAGGGGGAAGAGAAGATTTTTGAGCGGCTAATGGATTCGCGCTATGGCAACAGCCGGACGGTGGGCAAGGATCGTCCGGTGACGTTAATTGAGGAGTGTGAGGAGGAGGGGATGGAGTTTGTTCCGACGCCTGGGGAAGATATTGATGAAGGGGTGGATCTGGTGAACTCCATGTTGGACTGGAACCGGAATCGACCGATGGAGGCGGGTAATGAACCACGGCTTTATGTGGAGCGGAAATGTGAGAACACGATTTACGCCTTACGGGAATGGACGGGGCGGGATGGGCGGCATGGAGCTTGTAAGGATCCGGTGGATAATGTGCGGTATGCGGTGCTGGGCGGTTTGGAGGATGTGAGTGGTGAGGTTTTAATGGTGAGAGGTGGAGGTGCTTATTGATTTATGAAAACAGTATTTATGCGGAGAGCGGAGGTGTTGGAAGTTTTGGGTGTGACGAAGCATGAGCTTCCGAAGCTGGAAGGGGCTGGTGTGGTGAAGAGGTATAAGCTGCCGGGTTGTAAGCGCGGGTTTTATCTGCGGGCTGAGGTGGAAGCCGTCTGGAAAAAAGCGGAGGTTGTCAAGCGTGAATAAAACAGATAGAAGAGAAAGCCGGGTGGAACGGTGTTGTGGAAAAAGACGGAGGGGGAAAGGTATGTGTGGACGATTTGCGAATTGAGGAAACGACGGATGCGGAGCCGATGGTGGCTGAATTGCAGGGAGAGTTGGAGGCTGCTTTATCAGACTTTGGAACGTGGAAGCGGCAGGCGAAACTTAATGATGATATTCGGTTTTGCCGCTGGGAGGGTCAGTCGGATGACGGGCGTAAGTGGACGGAAAATTTAAGCAAGGAGGCATTTCCTTGGGATGGCGCAAGTGATACGCGGGTGCGCTTGGCGGATTCAATTGTTAACGAGCAAGTGATGTTGATGATGCGGGCGTTTTGGAATGCCCGGGTGCAGGCGTTGCCTGTCGATTCAAGCGATGTGGCTAAGGGGCGACTGGTGACGGAACTGATGCGGTGGGTGATCCATACGCAGCTCCAGCGCGATTTGATGAGGGAGGTTCCGCTGGCGGCGAACTGGCGGCAAGATAAAGGTTGCGCGGTGATGGGTATTTTCTGGCGAACGGATACCGAGTTGCGGGAACAGGTGGTGTCATTGGATGAGTTGGTGGTGGCGGCGCGAGAGGATCCGGCAATGGCGGGGCTTCTGGAGGCGTTGATGGATGAGAACCAAGAGGATGGCGTTGTGGAGGCTGTGATGGCTATGGGGTTGGTTCAGGGAGTGTCGAAGGCGGCGGCCAGGAAGGCGATTCGGGAGTTGCGGACGACGGGCCGGGCGGTGCTGCAAGTGCCGGGCATACTGGCCAGTCGCCCTATCTGGCAGGCGTTGCTGCCGGGCGTGGATGTGGTGTTTCCAAAGACGACGTGGGATCTGCAAAGGGCAAGGTTTGTTGCCCGGCGTGAGAGGTTGACGGAAACGCAACTGAAAGAGCGGGTGGTGACGGATGACTACTCAGAGGAGTTTGTGAAAGAGGTGTTGGAAAAGCGTGGGCAAGATCCGCAAGATGAGTTGGAGGAAGAAATGCGGGAGCTTTCCGATGGGCTTGGATCTGTGGGTGGTGAAGTAGATCGCTGGGTAGATATTTGGCATGTCTATTATCGGGCATTGACAACCAAGGGGGTGCCGACGGTGTATTGCACAATTGTTTCCCGGGCGGTGAAGGATGTGGTAGGAAAGCATGAAAGGCTCCCTTACGCGCATGGGCAATATCCGTTTGTGGAATTAGTGCGGGAACGGTTGCGGAGGCCGATATTAGAGAGTCGTGGGGTGCCGGAGATTGTGGCAACGACACAACAGGAAATTAAGGTTCAGCGTGATTTCAGGTCGGACCGGGCTTCCATTTCAATTCTTCCGCCGTTCAAGTATCCGGCGAACCGGGGAAAAATTCAGATGATCATGGGGCCGGGGCGACAGTTGCCGGTTCGGAAGGGGGAGGATGGGGGTTATGGTTGGTTGAATCCGCCTCCGAACGATGGAGGGACAAGAGAGGTGGAAGAGAGTTGCCGCACGGATGCGGATGAATACTTCGGTATTATGACCAATTGGAGCCGTCAAATGCCGGTGGCTCGGCAACAGATGCATCAACAGCACTTGGTGGCGGGGTGGTTGCAGGAAGTGAAGTTGTGCATGGAGCAGACGTTTCAACTAATGCAGCAATACATGACGCCCATGGAGATGGTGCGGATTACAAACGCGGATCATGTTCCGCTTTCGGCGGATCGGGAGGAAATTCAAGGGCGGTTTGACCTGATGATTGAATTTGATGTGCGTGATCTGGATACGGAATATGTGATGAAGAAGGCGCAAATGATTTCAACGGTGGTGGCGCCGATGGATGTCATGGGTGTTTTGGATCGGTCCCGGCTGGTTGAATTTCTGATGAGTTGGATTGATCCGGGTTTAGCGCGTGAGTTGGTGCGGAGTAGTGAAGCGGCAAGTCAGGCGGAGATTGAGGATGAGCAAGTGCAGTTTGCAAAGATGCGGGCGGGAATTGAACCTGTCACGAAAGAGTCGGGGCAAAACTTCCAGCTCCGGTTGCAGGAAATGCAGAAAATGATTGCGGCTAATCCGGCGTTGCAAAAACGGTTGATGCAGCCTGAGACTGAGGATGATCAGGTGTTCCGGGCGTTGGTCGAGAACCGGATGAAGTTTTTGCAATTTCAGGTGGAACAGCAACAGAACGCTCAGATTGGGCGTATAGGGGTGAAGCAGGTGTTGGGAGGTAACGGATGAAAAGAATGTTAAGGCGGTGGGTGTTGAGGTGGGTGATGAATGGACGAATGCGGGTGCTGGGGTTGGAGGAGAAGGAGATGGTGGCGGCATTGGCAATGAGTCCGGAACATCCGGTTTGGTTGACGCTGCGTGAGGTATTTGCGGAAGCGGAGGAAGAGGCGGTGCGGGTGGTGAGTGCCTATCAGACAACGGAAAAGCCGATGTTGATGGCGCACACGGCGGGAGGGATTGAGGCGTTGAGGGATGTGTGGGCGCGGCTTGAAGCGTTGCGGAGTCAGGGGGTTAGTGGTGAGTAGGGCGGGGAGTAGGTATGAAATTCCTGAGTTAGAGCGGGAAGCGTTGCGGATGTTTATGCGGGCGCGGGTGGCGGACACTAGGGCGGACGCGGCGCGGTGGCTGGCGGAAGGTTGGGCGGTTATTATGCGGGCTGATTCGGTTTCGCGCTTGGTGCGGAGGGTGAAGCTGCTTGGGGTGGAGGATGGAGAGCTTTTGCTTGGTAGGTTGGCGTGGGAGCAAAATGGAAAAGCAAAAAGAAATAAGAAGGTGCAAGATTATAGTTGCGCGGCGTGTTGATTTGCGTATGGTGTTGGCATGCGAAGGGAAACGCAACGTGGGGATGACATCTTAGAACGCTTGGCGGCGCTGGGCACAGAGTGCCCTGGATGTTTTGGAAATATGCGCGCTGAGAAAGATGCGAGATTTGCATCAGGGTTTTCATGGTATTGCCCAAATAAACATTGCAGTGAAGCCGGAGGATGCTGGCCAGTAATGGACAGTGAAATCCGAAGGGTGACGCTTTGCTCGGAGAAAGGACTTACGCCGCGTGAATGAGATTTCCTCCAAGAATGCCGCCCCGACCAGTGGCGTTGGCAACTAACAAAAAATGTTATGATGAAACACGACCCAGAAAACTACCGCAAAATGTCTGAGCCTTTTAATGGGCTGGATGAGGCCAATAATGCGATCAGCGCATTTTTCGAGGAAATCGGAGAGTCGCGGAAGCGTCATCGTATTCCTGATGTTGTCGTTGCGCTGTCAGTCAATGTCCGTTACGAGGAAGGAGGCCGCGAAGGCGCTCCAATAACGTATGCTACATATGGAGATGCGCACAAAACGGAGAGCCTTTTGGCTTACGCGCTTGGCTCGGAAGCCAATGAGCGCAGGGAAAGGATAGCGAAGTTGCTGAAGGGGAAAAATGAGTAAGCGTGTTTGGCGGCATCTTGATTTGTTCTCCGGTATCGGCGGATTTGCTCTGGCAGCTCGATGGAACGCAATGCAGACGGTGGGTTTTTGCGAGCGTCAACCCTACGCGCAAGCGGTGCTTAGAAAACACTGGCCGGATGTGCCTATTGCCAACGACATACACGAGATGAAAGGAAACGAATATGGAACAATTGACCTTATTACAGGCGGCTTTCCTTGCCAGCCTTACAGCGTTGCCGGGCAACGAAGAGGCAACAATGATGACCGTGCGCTCTGGCCGGAAATGCTGCGAGTCATACGCGAGGCAAGACCCCGTTGGGTGCTTGGTGAGAATGTGCCTGGAATCGTCACGCTGGCGCTCGACGGTGTGCTTGCTGACCTGGAAAATGAAGGCTACGCCTGCGAAGCGCTCTGTATTCCAGCTTGCGGCATCAACGCCCGACACAGAAGAGAACGAGTGTGGATTGTGGGGCACTCCCAGGACAACAGAATGGAAAGGGAGCGGGCGGGAGGGGAGCAAATCGCATCAAACGATGCTGAAAAAAAAGTATCTCTGCGCTCAGGTGAAATTGTGGCCCACGCCGAGGGCGACGAAAGCGTCCAACGAAAACCTAGAGAGCTGGCTGAAACGGAAGGAGGCTGGGAAGGTATCATCGCCGCCACTGGCTTTAGCTGCAAAGATGTTTGCAACTCCGCAGGCGAGGGACTTCCGGACTGGGCAGGCGGAACGGTTGGACAACCCAGCCCGATCACGGAACTTGAACGATCAAGCGGGCGGGAAATTGAGCGTGATTTTCGTGGAGTGGCTCATGGGCTTTCCCGAAGGGTGGACCGCATTAAAGGACTCGGAAATGCCATTGTGCCGCAAGTCGCGGCGGAAATCATGCGTTGCATGATGTGGGTCGAACGATGAAGCAAGAAACGAAATCAGCATCCAGCGTGACGGCGGATAGGTGTTCGGTGGATCGCTTTGTTCGCCCGCTTGGTAAGCTCCAACGCTGGTGGCTGCGTCAGTTTGGGGAGACAGGCATCCTGTGTGTGGATATAGGCGGATACGCGGGCACGCCTTACGGGAAGGCACTAGTTGGGCTGATCGACAGAAAGATTATTGAGCCGCACCCAACCCATGCTGCAATGGGAGTCGTCCGTCTGACGGAGGCAGGAAAGCGAGCATGGAACAATATCCGCGACCACGCCGAAATCCAATTCGCGTCAAACGTTCCCGCTCACCGACAGCCGGAGGAAAAACCATGAAGCAAGAAACGCAACCAGCAGCCGGAGTGACGGCGGGTGGGGATTCGGCGGACTGCCTTGTTCGCAGTTCGTATTTATACGAATTATGGGAGTATTTGCACAATAATCATGGGTTGAGGCTCCCAGAATCTGAATTGATGGAAATATGCCAAATTGTGCAGCCAAGTAAATCAGCAGTATCAGCAGTTCAAAAGGCGGCTGAATACGGTAAACCTTATATCTGCCGAGGAACCGGAAACGGCGCAAGGGAAGATTTTCGATGGGCATTCACCATAGAGCATGAAGCGCAAGGTAGATTTCAGTGGGCGCAAAAAATTCCATACGGATATGGTTCAACAATCGAAAGAGCGGCGGAAAACTTTCTCGCTAAACTAGACCAAGCTCCGCTCAGGGTTAGGCGGCGATTAGGGGTAGTTAATGTCCGCGATAACCAGCAGCCGGAGACGAAACCGTGAATCGGCAACTGGACCACTTTGCTATTTATGCGGGATCCTCTGACAGGTGTGACGCCCGGCATGTTTGCAATGTGCGGGCTTTCTCTGAAAAGCACGCCGTCAAGATTGCCAAAGACCAAGGTGTGTTGCTGCATCAGGGTGCGCGACGAATCTATGCTGCCCGCATTGGGCGGCATGGCTACGCCAAACTGTTGGAGAAAGCGGGTTTCGGCATTGGTTTTGGGGCGGTTGATGTTGGGTGAGTTGGCCCAAGTTGGACCGGATAGGCTGTTTGGAGATGGGGTCTATTGAGGGTGATGGGTGGGCGGGGTAAAACGGGGAATGATTTTTAAGGGTTTACTTTCCGTTCACCCGGAAAACCCAAATGGGGCTGCCGATGTTATTCCCTTCGTGTCGGCGGCCCCTCTTTGTGGTTTTGAAAACGGACTGACCAACCTTGGAGTGATTCCATGTCAAACGTAATGGTGCCTGAATTGTCGGAGGAGGATTTGCTTGCGGAGGCGTTATCGGATGATGGCGGCGTTCACGAAAGCGAATTGGATCCGGCGGTGGCAGGTGAGGGGGCGGACCTGAATCGTGATGCGGGAGTGAAAACAGATGAGGATGAGGAAAAGGCTGATGATGCTGGCTCTGATTCTGAATCGGAGACGCCTGCGGATGAGGAGGGCAACAAAGAAAATGAGGAGCTTGATCCGAAGAGTGGCATTCCGGTGAGTGTCCAGAAGCGGATTGACGCGATCACGGCGGAAAAGGGTCGGCTGGCTGAGAAGCTGGCGGTGGCTGAGGCGGAAGCCAAGGCTGCAAAAGAATCCTTGGAGCGGCTGGCGGCGAATCCTGTAACGGTGGAGCCGACGGAAGAGAACCCTTTGGCGGATGTTTCCACGGTGGATGAATTGAAGAAGCGTGTGGATAATGCGCGGGCAATTCGGAAGTGGTGCCTGGAGAATCTGGAGGGTGGCGTGGTGAAGAACCGTGAGGGTGAGGACGTGGAGATCAGCGCGGAGCAAGTGCGCAAACGGCTGGCGGAAACGGACGATCTTCTCATGGAGCATGCACCGAGGCGGATGGCGTGGTTGAAGCAAGCGGAGCAATTTGACGTGGAGGCAAGGGCGGATTATCCGGACTTGTTTAACGCGAAGAGTGAGTTGTTTGCGGAGGCGGTTTCTTATTTGAAGGTGTTGCCGGAGATTCAGAGGTTTCCGGATTGGAAGCAGATTCTGGGGGACGCAATTGCAGGCCGTAAGGCGCGGTTGGCGGCCAAGGAATCTGCCAAGACTAAGGCGGCGGGTGCGGTGGCGCCTGTGAAGGCTGCTGTGGAAAAGCCGAAGTTGGCTCCGCGTGTGGCGGAGCCGGTGGCGGCGGGCTTCAACGGTGTCCGGTCTGATCGTAAAAAGGCTGAGGCGCGGGTGTTGGAGTCGAATGGAGATGAGGCTGCTATGGAATCGTTTTTCATGGCGGAAGGTTGAAAATTAACAATTTATCAAGGAGATAATATGGCTGGTTTAGTAGAACGAAATCAAAGTGGGCGGCGTGAGGATTTGAGTAATCTGATTGCGGTGGCGGATGCAAAGACGTGTCCGTTTGTGACGATGGTGCGGAAGGGTTCGCGTCCAACGAATGTGTTGTTCCGTTGGCAGGTGGATGATTACGCATCTCCAAAGACGGATGGTGAGGTTGATGGTAAGGATGTGACAAACTTCGAGAACGCGGCGGAGAACCGTGCGGAGTTGAGTAATCGGCTGCAATTGTTCCGCCGGACGGCTCAGGTTTCGACGTTGGCGGAAGAGGTGTCTGATGTGGCGGGTGTGGGCTCGAAGCGTGAGATGGCCCGGGCGAAGGTGAAGAAGCTTAAGGAGATCAAGCGGGACATGGAGGCTAGCTTCTTGTCTGACAATCCGGCGCGGGCGGATAACGGGGTGCTGGGAAACCGGACCCGGGGCTTGGGGCTGTGGATTCATGCTACGGCGCAAGGCGACGCGGTGGAGGATGTGCCGCCGGAGTTTCGGACGCCTGCGGCTTCGATTGAAAGCACGGCAACGGCTTCTGTGACGGAAGCTCAATTGCGGGCGGTTTTGCGCTCGATTTTTGAGCAAACGGGTCAGCGCAAGCGGTTGGTGGCTTTGGTTGGCACGGCTCTTAAGGAGCGTGTGACTTCATTTAATGAGTATCAGCCGGGCGTTTCGGCTACGGTGGCGGCTATCCGGACGTTTAACCAGGATGGGGCGAGCAAGGCAATTCATGCGACGGTCGATTTCTACAATGGGGACTTTGCGGAGTTGGAGCTGATTCCGGATTTGTGGCTGGCGTATCGTGATCCGACTTCGGGCGCGGTTAATTCGGCGGCTGTGCGGAATGGGCGGGGCTACGTGATTGATCCAATGGATATTGAGTTGCGTCTCAATAAGCCTGCTTCGAGCCGGGACTTGCCTGATCTGGGCGGGGGGCCGCGTTCTTTGATTGAGGCAATTGCGGGGTTGCAGGTTGGCAATCCGCTGAACCATGGAAAATTTAATCCGAGCTAATCTCGGGGAAATGAGGACAAGATGAAGATTACAAGATTACCAAAAGAACAGTTTGGTTCCTTCACTCACTTGGTGGAGATTGATCACACGGATCTGACGCAAACCGCACCTCAAACGGCGCAGGTGATTGAGGCGTTTGAGGTCAAGCGTGGGGATGTGGTGTTGAATGCGGCTACGTTTTTGACTGTGCCGTTTCAGGACACGGCGGATGCGGCGAACAACTCTTGCGCTATCCAGGTGGGTGATGGCGGTGACACGGATCGCTTCATTGTCAGTCAGCAAGTGAATGCTTTGGGCACTCCGGTTATTTCCAAGGCGAATGCTCCGGCGACGGTGCCGTATTGCTATGATGGGGCGGATACGGTGGATGTGTTGTTTGGTGCGCCTCCGGCAACCAAGACGTTGGCGGCGTTCAATAGGGGCAAGTTGAAGGTTTACCTTCAGATTGCGGAGTTGCAGGACGGTGAATGATTGCGGGCGGCAGTGATTCTTCTTGGTGGATCACTGGATGAGGCGGGCGGGGTAGGTTCTTGTGTAGCTTGCTCCGCCCGGTTCATGTTGACCGGGTAAATGTGATGGATGTGTTGTCAGAAACTTTAGCGGAGTCTTTATCCGGGGGTGACCCGGAGATGGAGGCTTTGTTGATTGAGGAGCTGATGGAGGGGAAGCATGTGGTGGAGGCGTTGGCGGCGGGCCGTCAGAAGAGGATTGCGGCGGCTAATGCGCGGATTGAGCGGGCGTTTAGTGAGTGTCTGGGTGAGCAAACAATGTCGGTGGATCTGGAGTCTTATCTGTTTTGGGCGCAACGGGAGCCGGGATGTTGGGGGGATGCTGCGTTTAAGCGGGAGTTTGCGCGGGATAACCCTGAGGTGCGGGTGCGGTGCCGGAGCCGGAAAACAATGATTGGATACAGAAAGAATTATGGGGTGTTGAAGTGAGATCGGTGACGTTTAAGAGTGTGTTGTGGGGGGTGGCGTTGCGGGCGGGATTGGATCCGTCTTTGAATTTGCAGGTGAATCAGGCTCAGGCGCTAGTGGAATATATTAACAGCCGACTGCGTGAGGGGTGGGAGTGGAATGATTGGCCGGAGTTGTGCCGGATTGAGGAGCGGGCGTTTGCTTACGATTATGATCCGGTGGTATCGTATGTGGCCGGGGATGTGGTGTGGAGTCCTGTGGAGCGGGAATATTACATTTGTGTGCAGGCG